TCAGAAACTTCCCACTCTTCTAATGCATCATTCCAACGTAATGTTTCCCCTTGTTGAGTACCTTGTATTAAGTCTGATAATTTTGTAGGGATGGATGAAAGATCTAAATTATCGGATACAAAAGAAAGAAAATCACGTAGATACATTCGTGATTCTGCTTTGTTATAAATAACGTCTATTTCGTCAGATAATTTTAACCCTGTTATAACTCTTTTCATAAAATCAAATTTATAGTTTTATTTATAAGCTTACATAGTTCTTCTTCTGATAAGCAAGTACCACAACTATTATCTCTCGTAATAATATTAATTAAGATAGTTCTAACTATTAAATTATCCTTACAATAAGACTTTCCAATAGAAAGAGAATTAATCTCTTTTTCTATCTTATTGAAATTGGCACAATTTATTTTTAATAATTCATTCATATAGTTACGTAATGTACAATTATATCAATATATCCAGAACCTGTAGTAAAATTAGCATCAGAACTTATTTTTACTGCTGTATCTTTACCATAAATACCACTAAGAAAGAATCCATCAGCAATTACAGGAGAGGTAGATGATACAGCGGTTCCTTCAATTGTATATTGAGTTGAATGTCCTGTAGGACCTACATATAACCTTTGGTTATCAAAGGATACCCCTTCTGGATTTATATCAGCGGTTACAGCTAATATCTTGTAAGTAATACCAGTTAAGGCAGGTAGAATCTCAATAGGAGTTGTTCCAATTTCTAATAACTCTGATAAGGTCAATCTTTTAGTTACAACTTGAATACTGTCGAGATTAAAAGCTAATTTATCTTGAGTAATACTTCCTGATTTCAAAGTAAAACTTCCTGGAGATAACATTTCTATATCTCCAGATACTGGAGCAAATACCAATTCTTCTGAAGTACTTACCAGTAATTCATTTTCTTTGGAAGGAGAAACAATTCTATTGGTAACCCCATCTCCTGTTATCAACCCTCGAGAAGGAAGTTGTTCTAATACACGTAATGTTGCAGAATTATCTTGACCAGCTTGTCCTAAATCAAGAGTTCCTGGAGTAATATTACCTCCATCGATAGGTTGACCACAACAAAAATATCTAAATTCTACATGCCATCTTCCATCCATATAAGTAGCAGTAACTCTTAACTCTTCAGCATCAGCAGTATCAGGTACTTTATTTCCAAAGATATAAACATCAAATCCATTGTAATCTAAAATAAAAGGAACAAAAAGTAAATTATAAGTTAATCCTTCAACTAATGGAACAGAGGGGTCTGGATTTATAGTTAAATCCGTAGTAAGTTGATTTAGTGGATTATCTGTTGTAATATAATACAATTCAACATCACTAATAAAAGGAAGTTCTATTGTAATAGTAGCATTGTTTATTAACGCTTTATATATGTTAGGAATCTTTGCCATAATTATACAGAGTATAAGTGTTTTAAAATAATATTTTTCTTATGAAACAACTCACCAAAATTAACAGCTCCATACCAATCTATTTGAAGATTATTCGAAGTTATATCTAAAATCGAAGAGAAAGGAACATATACGAAATAAGAACTATTCTCAACATTTAAAGAATTATATCCTTTTAATTCTATTAAAAGGCTACAACTCGTAACGGAGTCAATTGTCAATATTACTTTACTTTTAATGAGCTGTGTATTAGTAGAAAATTCTATTGGAGCAGGTAATACTGTATTTAAATTTAATTTTAAATCTAATTTAGATAAATCGGAGGTTCCGTTAATTGTAAAAATATCCTCAATAGTTAAAACAGTATTTACAGGAATAGTTCCACTGTTAATAATGTATTGGAATAAAGGATCAAAAGTTGAATTTGCTGTTCCTGAGGAAGTATTATCATTTGAAATAACAGTGGTACCGTCCTGACCAGGAGTTCCTGGGATACCCTGTGGACCTTGAGGTCCAGGAATACTTTCTGGTAGAGGAATTATTTCGGAACAAGTTTTACATTTACTCATATTAACAAGTTTTACAGGATGAATTACAAAGCTTTTGTAATATTTTAATATACTTATCTATATCTGGATTAGAAGAACAAGCAGTTAATCCTCTTGTAATTCCAAGATATAAACTTTCTGCTTCTAATAATTTAGTGTCTGGCTCTGTACAAGAGTCACACTTCATTATATAATTCGCCCATTTAGTATCTAAGCAACATCTAATGTTACATAGATTAATAAATGAAAATTCTTTTAGTATCTCTTCGCTTGCAGATGTAACTACTTTATATGAAATAGTATATTTTCCATCTATAAGAGGAATATCACTTATATCTGAAAAATAAAATTCTCCCAAAACAGGGTTGGGAAGTTCAGTTAAAACATCATAAGAATATACTTCTCCTGTAGGGGAAGTAACTTCAATAGTTGCTTCTACTATATCTGAAATATCAGGATTACTTCCTCCCCATCCTGTAGGATTTCCTACACTGTAAGGTAGGGTAACTTCCTTTATTTTTATAGTAGAGCAATCATTAACTTGTACTTCAAATTTTAATTCTAAAGCCATAGTAAAATAATTAAAGGGAGGGATATACCCTCCCTATTAATATTAAAAATTAAAGAGTAGCTAATAAAGTGGAAACTCCATAAGTGGCATCAGAAGCCCAGTTAGGAGTAGCAGTAGGAATAGCAATTACAAACTCTTTTAAATCATTTACAGTAGTCAAAGTATCTCTCTCTTGTTGTACTACTTTAATAAACCACTGTTCATAATCTAATAAAGGAGAAGCAGCAAAACTTTGTGCAAATAAATTAGGTTCTCCTTTACGGTAGAATTCACCAAAGTTTCCGCGGCTAAACCATTCTTCTTCAGCAATTTGCTCATATACACCTGTTCCTTCGAAAGCAGGAGTTTCAGAAAGAGGAGTAGCTCCGAAAGCATCTGCATTAATAGCAGTTTTCCAGCGAGATTTTCTATATCCAACTTTACCTAAAGCAAATCCTAAGGGTTTACCTTCTATCCAAATTCCCCAGTTAGCAGCAGCACCCGCAGCAGCACCATAAGTACTACATGCTCCTGCTGTTACAGTAGGACCTTGATAAGGTACAAACAATTTAAGTTCTGTAGCAGAAGGAACAGCCTCTACTTTATAATGACCCCCACCAATTACAATAAAGTCACCTACAGCCAAACCGTGAGCAGCGGTTGTAACTACATATTGACTTCCCTCATTAGCGGTAACCGAAAAAGTAGCGAGCGGTGCACTTGCATCAGAAATAGCTCTAATTCTTACTGGAATTTCAGCTTCTCGAGCCATATTAGCGATTCCACTCTTTACAAGCCCTAAAGCAATTTCTTCCTGAGTAGCAGTAGCATCTGACTTATAAGTCATATCTTTTACATATACTCCCCCATGATTTTGAGTAATAAGCTCTTTAATCATTAAACTTACTCGATAGACAGTGTCACTATTCGCTACAATAGCTCCAGAAGTACCATCATATCCGATGTAAGTATTTTGTTCTACAGCAGGAGCAAAAGGAGTATTAACTACTTTTTCGATGGCAGCTTTTGGAATAAATTCACTTGCAAGAATTTCTCCATTTACATTCTTTCCTACTCTAAATTTATCTACAGCAGGGAAAGTTGTATTATCCAGACGGGCACCATCAGGACCGAATAATCCGATTTCCCCATCTACTAAGGAATTAATATCAGGACCTAAAGCTCCCGATACATCTTTACCGACAAATACGTGTCGTACGTCTCTTTGATTAATTGTTCTCATGTTTTCTTAATTTTAGTTAAACATTAATTATTTAATTTTTCCTCAGCCACTTTAATTTGATATTCTTGTGGAGTAGTTGAGGCAATTGCTAATCTTACAGCAATATCTACAATTTCTTGATGTGCTTGCTCCCCAAATTCACTATTAACCATAGATGTAGTAGTTCCATCCCCTGTATAAGGTACTATATTAACAGGTTCCTTAATATACCACAATCTAAACTCATTAATAGTAGTTCCCGAAGGAACTATTAATTCAGTTTGTTTGTTTCCCGAAGAATCCTTACTATAAGGAAGTTCCCAAATAAAGTCATCTGCACTTCCAGTAATTAATGGATTTTTATAAGGATTATTCTTATTTATAGAATAACGATTTTCAGTAATCAATTTAGTTCTAACTCTGTAGTTATCAAAACAACCATCATCAGTAGTTACTAAAACTTCTCCATCTAATTCATACCTTAAATCAGCAGGAAGAGGGAAAAATATTCCATTTTCCCTCGTTCCCGACTGATTAGGCATGGGCAGCGAAGCAGAGAAAAATCGTTTTAGCTCTTTATATTCTTCAAGAGCTTTTGTATTTTTTTCAAATCCTTCATTAACTTTAAATGCTTTTTTTAATAAAACATCTTGAGCTTTTGACAGAAAAATGGACTTCTCCTGGTCAGTAAATCCAGGGTTATCTATTGAAGGTACTCTATCAAGTAATACCTCAAATTGATATGCCATTTCATTTGCTGTCATTTATTACCCTTTCTTTTTTTCTAATTTAGCAGTTAAAGTTAATAATAATTCTTGATTGTCTTTACTCTTAATAAACTTTGCAGCATTAGTTAATGTCGGAATATCTCCTTTAGTAGCTAACGCTTCTCCTGTTTTCAGATAAAATTTATTTCCTTTTTTATCTATAATTCCATAATAAGCAGCATCCAATATCAATAATTTCTCTTCAAATAATGGATCCTCAGCTACTTGAATAAAGGTATCAATATCAAATTCAATTAATTTATCTACTTCAGAAATTAATTGGCTTTTAGACATTTCCTTAGTAGGTCGTTTACCATAAACAGTTAAGAAGTTTCTCAATGAAGACTCATTTTCTTCTAATTTACTTGCAAAACTATAAGCTTTTTTCAGCTTTTGAGATTTGCTGATTCTTGTGCTTACTTCTTCTTTGTCAGATTTCACATAAAAAACATAAGTTACTTTATCAAATTTAGACGAAGAATCAGGGGCGATTAAGTCTTTATTTACTAAAGCAATCTTATATCTGATATAATCCATAGGATTAGATAAATCTAACTCTAACCCTCTTTCGGGAATAACTACTTTAGTAGAAGTTCTTTCCCAATAATTGTCTTCTCTTCTATAAGGAGATAAAGTTCCTTCAGGTAAATTTAAATATTTGGGGCTTTCTAAAAGCCTTTGTTCTTCTTCAGTAAGAACTTGTACCAAAGAACCCATTCGGGTTCTTGGTACTGTAAGTTCTATAGAAGTTCCAGGCATCATAAAATAAGCAACATGTTTTGGATCTTTAACCATTCCTCTTGCTCTTTTTATGGGCTCTAATCTTACTTTTTCTTTAGGAAGCTCTTCCATCACTCCCGTGTTTTTTGTTAGTGTGTCCATAATTATCTCTCCGTTTTATAATTATTATTAAAGAATATTTGGTATAAAGTGAATAGATTTAGAGGGGTCTTTAACCATTACACCACCGCAGTAGTATTTATGCTCTTCCCATCCATCTTTTGCAGTTCCCATCGCAGTAACAGCTCCATCTGGATCAAATGGATTTCGTAATCCTGGGATATATTTATGAATGATGAAGTTTTGACCACGAACAGCTGCTTTTTGGATATTAGGCTCACCATCAGTAGTTCCTACATCAAATACATCATAACGATAAGATTCAGCAACTCCTCCATTAGGATGTGGAGTTTTATTACGGTTTCTATCATCATACATAGAATCGATAGATAAGCTGAATTTAATCATATTAGGACCTGTATATTCTACAAATTGTCCACCGTATCCTTTACCCATAGCAGCAAATTGGCTTTGAGTTTTGTAAATACGGTCCATATCACGATTTGGTACGAACAATTGAGAATGATTTTCCAATGCAAGGTGGAATTGAAAGGCACCTCGTTCTCCTGTTTTTGCTACGAAGTTTCTTTCATCAAACCCTAAACGTCCTTCAGACATATCTAATAAACGGTTAGAAAGAGTAGCAATATCAAATGTATTGTAAACAGTTGAGTAAGATACTTCAGTTTGTTCTCTTAATCCAGAACCTTCTACAATGCTATATCCTGATTTACCTTTTTGGATATAATCACCTGTAACAGTTCGGTTAGATGTACCAAAGTGTAATAGACGGTTAATATCTACTCTAAATTGGTAATCGAACATAAAAGATTCATAATGTTGCCACAATACAAATTCTTTTTTGTCAGGAGTAATCATACGTACTCCCATTTTACGGTTTTTCAAGTTACCAGGAGTAGTTTTTTGAGCACGAATTTGACTGAAAGCATTTCTCATAGAGATATTAGACTTGAAGGTAACTTCTCGTCCTCTTTCAGATAAAGTTCTTTCAACAGGAGCATACTCTCTTGAGAATAATTGACCTCCAGAAATTTCATCGAAAGGAATAAACAAGTTAGGATCACCTGTCAATAGCTCACAAGTATAAACTGTATTAGTTCCTTCTTGTTCTGCTTTCTTGATGATGATAGGGTATTTCTCATTCTTTTCCCCTACAATTTTTTCTCCTTCAGAAAACCAATCTTCTGGGAATACTAATTGAAACTCAGAGTATCCCAAACCTGCTTGGTCTGTAGCTGTTACAGGTACTCCATTAATACGAGCTTCAATTAAGGGAATATTGTCAATTATTTGAGAATGTAATTCCCAGTAATAATCTCTGTCATCATCAAACTCTTTTACAGGAAGAGAATTTAATAACGAGTCTAAGTCTTTACCGAATGTTTTTTCTTGGATAAGAGCAATCATATCTGAGGCTTTTTGTGGCTCTTGAGCATATATAGCACCCAAATGATTCTCGGTAGTCAATCCCTTCCAAGAAGTAGCATCGGTCATTTGTGTCATTGCTAATTTCATAGTTGTATATAATTTAAAGGTTAATTACTTAATTTATTTAAACATTGAATCTAAATATTTTAATAGTTCTTTTGTTTCTTTAGATTTCACTGTTTCGGGTTTATTATAAACCCCAGAAGAAGTTTTTACTGCTTTATCTAACTCATCAATTGCTGAATTTCTTATAGGAGCTTTAAGTCCTTTTAGATTTTTAAATCCATCAGTCTGATAATAGATATAAGCTAAAACTGATTCAACTTCTTCATAATTTTCTTTTCTTGCTTTCTCAATGGCATTTAGAGGATTTCCATTCTCATCTTTATCTACTGGAGTAGTCATAATACTAAAAATTTCCTCTTTTGTTTTATTATCCAATTTCACTCCAGGAATAATTTCCTCTTTTTTCAAAATATTACTTTTTAGTTCTTCTAACTTCTTTTTTTGCTCTTCTTCTATTTTTTTAGCTTCTTCTTCTTTTGCTTTTAGTTTTTCCTCCAAAAGAGATTTAGCTTGTGCTTGAAGAGCTTTATAGGCTTCTAAAGAAGTTTCTTTTAGAGTTCCTTTAGTCTTTTTGGCTTCTATAAGGTCTTGAGCTTCTTTATCATCAATTCCTTTAGCCTTATAATACTGTAATAATAATCCCTCTTGTAAATCAGGGGCGTTTTCTACTGCTTCTGGAGTAATTTTATTGGTTAATAAATCCTCCATTTTTAAAGCAGTTTTTACTTCCTCTTCGGGAATTCCATTTCTAATAGCTTCTAAATACTTTTTCTGCGTTTCGCTTAGTCCATCATATTCTGATTCAGAAATTGCCTTTTTCAAAGTATTTACTAAACTTTTAGCATCTTTAATCTCTTTAATTTCTTCATCAGAAAGAGAAACTCCCTCTTCTTTTAATGCAGAGGCAAGAAGAATAAACGGAGAGTCTGTATCTGTTTTATTATCTGAATCAATAGGTACTTCTATATCATCAGATTCAGAGGGAGCTCCTTCTGTGGAAGATGCTGGATCCTCTGTTTCGCTTTTATTTTCATCCTTTTTAGGATCGTCTTGTGGAATTTCCGTATCATTCTCTCCTATGATAGGGGCTTCCTTCAAGTCTTGTAAATCTAAATCTTTAAATAAATCTTCCATAATTTATGTATTTTTCAAAAGTATATAAAAATTTTTATTTATTTTTAGTTTCGTTTTTAAGTTTCTTTTCTTCTATAGACAATTCTTTTTCTTTTAACTTTCTATCTTTTTCTCTTTCTATAGAATCATGCTCTAATTTCATACGAGTTTCTTCTAATTTGGTTTCTTTCTTAATTTGTTCTTGCTGTACTTCAGTGGTATCGGCAATACCATCATTGTCTCTATCATTATCCACAAAGCGAGCATTAATTTCCATAGCTTTTCTCTTATTGGCTTGCTCTTCTTTATACTTGATAATATCAAATTCGTCTTTTCGTTTTTGAGCTTCTGCTTGTTGTGCAGCTTGTATTTCTTGTTTTCGAGCTTCTTGTGCTTCTTTCTTACGTTGTTCTTGTAACTCTTGGAGTTTTCTTTTCTTTTCAGCAATACTATCTGTCTGAAGAATATCTATAAATGAAGCATAATCAATCATTTGATTTTGGAAAGCTGCTTGTGCTAATTGTTCTATAAGGTTGTTAATCTTAGTAGTTTTAAAGGAACCGTCAATAGTTAAGTCATACTCAATGCTTCTTATTTGGTCCATATCTATTTCTACCAATTTTCTGGTGAAATCATCAAATATTACATTAAGCTTTTTAGTTCCTTTCCATGCAATTTTAGCAGTCTCAATTCCTGCTAACATCACCCGTTTCTTTAAGTATTCATGCTCTAAGAAATAGTATTCTGTTATATGGGAAGATTGTACTACCTGTCTTTCGGTATTACCAACAAGCTCACTTCTTGAGATTTGTCCTTCTCTTGCGCGGGTTACTCCTAAGACCATTCCGATTCTATCCTCAATCATTGCTGCCATTTGTACATAGAGGTTGATACTGTTTCCAACTTCCATGTCCAAAAATGGAGCATTTTGTTGCAACCCCCCTGCTATTTTTCCTATAGCAGCTCCCTTCTTTCCTTCCTTAAATAAATCAGTAGGAACCGCTTTAAACGTTTTAGCATAAGCTAACCACTTATCAACATCCCATCCGTCTGGAATTTCGTGTAATGGAATTTTTAAAATCTTACCCCAGTTTGTAGCAATAAGACTTTCAATGTTATTCATTAATACATTATAAAGATATTGATAAGGTTTTCCCTTATCCATAAAGGACTGAGCAGGCTGATTATTTACGGTATAAATAGTACCTATAATTCCAGGATAACAAATAGAAGGATTGTTTAAGTTTCTATATTGTACGTCTTTAATTTTAATATTGGTATAAATGGCTTTCTGATTAGGAAGGTAAATCTTATGTCCTTCATACCATTCGCTTATCCAAATTATTTTTTGAGTTTCCCCTGGAGCTAATTTATAATATTCAGGCATTAATTTTTTTATCTCTCTTCCTTTAGCATCATAAGCAGTTACAATTTTCATTTTTCGCTTGCTCTTCCAATATACTTTAACTACCCTCAAATTTCCATCTTCATCCATTGGAGAAAGAGTTTCAGAATAATCGGTAGCGTCTTTAACCTTATGAATAGCATCTTCTATTAGAGAAATACTTTTTCTGTCTAATATAGCATCAGGAACTGCTCCAGAAGTTCCCCCTAATCTGTCATAAACAGCTTCCTCAATTTGAGTTATTTCTTTGTCTGATAGTTGGTCGTAATATCTATCTTGGATTTGACCAGGAGAGTAATATCCATCTATTGCTATAATATCAGCATCTTCAATATAATGACTATCTCCCGATAAAACTACATGAGTATTTAAGGGATTTAATTTTATAAGTTTTGGTTCCCCAGAAACTATTTCCCATTGGTATATCTCTTCTGCACTTATAAGTGCATCTTTCATTCCATTATTGAATTTAATCTTAAATTGTTCTTGCTGCTCTAAATGTTTCAATATATAGGTAGCAGCCATCTCACGGAAATCCTTCTTCGTGAAATTTATATAACGGTGAAAATCTTCAATTTCTTCCTTGATTTCTTCTTCTGATAAATCACTATTAGCAAGCTTTACCAAAAACTCTTTAATTTCTTTAGTATCTGCTAATCTTTTTTCAATAAGAGGGGCTTCATTAGTCATTCTTATTGCCCAATCAAAAGTTCTCTTTGCTTCTTCCCCTACTAATAAGTCTATTTTAGGATTAATTAAAGGATAATTTTGTATCTTGTTTGGTTGATATTTTATTCCTAATTTATAAGGATCCGCAATTTTAGTAATATCTGATTCCTCAATTATATCGTTGTAGAGGTCATAGTTTATTTTTTTGTTATAATAAGATTTTCTTATCTTATTCTTAGAATAAATACTCATATATTCCCCTGCATCGATACAGTCTATCTTCCACTGTTCGTTTTTTGCAGATAACCCTTTCTTTTGGGCGGGAAATTGAATTGAGCTATTTTCAGATAAATCTTTTAACATAAGTTGCAATATTAATAATTTATTTCAGTTATAATCTACTTAAAAAAGAATTTGGGGTTCCCCCATGGATATTATTTTTTAAAAGTTCTCCAAAGAAAGTTGATTTATTTAATTCATCCACAATTTCTTTTTTATAAGATTCTTTCATAGTTTCTCTATCTAATTTAAGAATCATTAACATACCCATAGCAGAAACTCTATCGGCATTCACATCAGGAGTCCAGGAAATAAGTTCACGCAATAATCCAATACTTCTTATAGTATGTAAGTTTAATAATTCTTCTTCTCCATAAGCAGGAGAAATAAGCCAATCTGCTAATAATCTTCTCCCTAATCTATTAATATTTTTTCCAGAATTGGTTCCTTTTTTCTTGTTTCCATAGTAATTAGGTTTCATCATCTGCATATCTTTAAGAATCTCTGGATTATCACTTAAATAATGTAATGCATTTTTATTTGACATATATCCAAAAAATCCTTTCTTATCATTCTCATAGTTACATACCGCATTATAATACTTTAACAGTCTATAACATATCTCATAAAATTCATTAGCAGTTCTCGGTCTCCCTGTATATTCAGCTACAATCCTTTCAGTTACACTATCCATTATAAAGATACTTCCTAATGAATTAGTACTACTTTCATCATCATCAAAGGGGTCCATTCCTGCTATATATCTTCCAAAAGGAATATCTTTTGCATCTGTATAAGGCTTAGTGTAGATTTCTACAGCTCCTTCCTTATTCTTATTATTCTTTATAGGATACTCTCTTATAGGCATTTTGTCTGCTACAGAGTTTAATTTCACTTGACCCGAAGCATCTATTACCAAATCCCCTATAAAATGCCCTGATGTAAATTCAGCTTCTTTTACGAGAATCTGCGATAAATGTTCCTTTAAATCTGCTGTAGGGAAAATACTCCCTTCTTTTCTCATCAACGCATCTTGAGGGAATATAGGTCGTTCCGCTTTGGCTTGTATAATTTCATTAGGGTCATTGGTTTCTTTGATAAGTAAATCTAACGCATGGAGTTCCCTTATAAGAGCTTTAATTACATCCGAGTTCCCATCTTTATCCATACATTCTTTCATATTCAAATAAACGGGATGGAATAAGGCACATTTATGCTGGGTAGGATCTGTTCCTTTGTCATATACATTAGGTAAGGCTAAAATATTATAGGCTACAGGAGAATAGAAGAATTTCTGTGCCCCAATAAAGTCTGCTCCTTCGGTACCCCCAGTTCCCCAAGTAACCATTAATCCGAAAGCAATACCATCTTCTTCCACAGAAGGGCGTGCGATTTGCCAAGCTTGAGTTACATTGGGAAATTTTCCGTTCTCTTCCCAATAAATTCTGGAACCACGCTTTCCCCTTGCTTTTTGGGGGTCATTCTTTAAAGTAACTCCAATAATCTCATTCTTAAGTCCCTTTTCGATATTAAGATATTTATGTAAATATCCTAACTTCCAGTGCATATCATTAAGACTATTTTTCAGTCTATTCCTTGGGAAAGGGCTTGCTTCAGCAAGAAAATCAATTATATCTACAAACTTGTTTAATATTCCGTCTTTTACTAAGTATTCCTTCTCATTTGCAATAGCATATCCTTTTATATTCTTATTAGCTTCTTCAGAATCTCCTAAAAAGAAACTATATGCTAAACCTGCTCCTCCTTTAAAAGAATATCCTTTACCCCTACTTTTCAATATATCAGCATGTTTTCCTTGTTCCTTCGCTTGATGTAAGTAATGAAAGTAGAAGTAATCCCCGTCATAGAAATCAGGGAATCCTACAACCCTGCTACCTTTCTTACTTCCCTTTTTATGGATTACTTTGATTATAGGGGAAAAGTTTAAGTAGAAATAAAAGTCTCCTGGAATCCATTCCCCATCTTCCTCTCTTACATATCCTTCATAACATCTTCTTATCTGTTCTTTCCAATATCTCATAAATTGAGAGTTAGGGGATTTGGAAGGATAAGCAAAAGTATAGCAGCCATGCTTTTCATAATGAATGGCTGCTTCTCTAAAATAATCCGTATTCTCTAATATATGAGGGTTAGTTATATCTACTTTTATTCTGCCTTTAGAATCTCTTTCTAAATCTCTTGCATACTTTCTTTCAGGAGAAATTAAGTTCTGTATAAAAACAGTATTCTCCACAATATCAATAAGCTCTTCCCTAACATATTTAGGAAGAGCTTGTAATTCTTGTTCTGTTAATGATGTGGTAACTTTATTTACATTATTCAAATCCATCTTCAAATACGTTTTTTTCCATCTTTCCTCTTGCTTCGTTCTCTGCTTGAAGTTCTTTCTTAACTTTCTCTTCTGCTTTTGCTACCGCATCAATGCTATCGCCTAAAGTTTGAAAGGTATCTTTTACTTTCTTAATATCGTGAACAGGACGGTTGTTTTTATCTCTCTCCGAATAATCAATAGAAGCAATATATTCCGATAATTTTTGTAAAGAGATTCGAGCATTTCTCAATAACTGTAAACTTAAAGTTTCTTGACTTTTTTTATAAATCTCAATTGCTTCCTTCATAACATCATCTATCACTAAAGAATCTCCTTTATCTAATATTTTTACAATTTCTTTGTGTCTCTTTTCGTCATTTAATATATAAGAAAATTCCGATTTATAATCCACCATATAGTATATATACGATAAATCCCTGATAGCGTTACTTTTATTTTTACTTCTATCTCGGTTCCATATCTTTTTAAAGGCACTAATAGCTAATGCCTCTGGTTTAATTTTTAAAGTATAGTCTTCTAAACTTAATAATCCCATATTACCATTTATTTAGTGGACATTTGTTTTCTTCATCAAAACTACGAGCTTTGAAAGGAATGAAACAACCACATCCCGAAATCTTTTTGTTCTTTACTATTACAGTTCTTTCAGAAGAACACCACCCATTAACCATTAATGGACAACCTGAACATTTTTCAAGTCTCTGTTTTATTGCTCTTTTTAATTCTTTATCAAGAGGTTCCTTGGAAGCATTTAATGCTGCTTCCAAAAGGAACTTCAAGATTTTTATATTAAGCTTTTTCTCCATAATCAGGGTGTGCTATATGTGCATTGTTAAAAATATTTTCTTTATAGTAAATTACTGCATCTGTAGTTGCCAATAATATTGCTGTAGAAATAGCATTTTTTAAGGCACTCTCCAATACTGCTACAGGATCAATAATCCCATTCTTTACTCCATTTACTATACATTCATTTCTAAAATCAATGCAGTAATCCTTTTTGTCAAAGTATTCATTCTGTAATTCAATAGACTTCTCTATACCTAAAGAAGAGTTTGAAGATAAGATTCTAAAAGGTTCCTGTAAAGCATTTGCTAATATTTCAACTGCAAATTTTTCCTCTTCAGTTAAATTTTTTGTTTCTTCCTCTAAGGATTCTAATAACTTAACCCCTACACGATAAAACAAACTTCCTCCTCCTGGTACATATCCTTTTTTATAAGAAGATTGTGCAGCTAATACCGCATCTTCAGCTCTATCTTTTCTTTCTTTAAGTTCTATCTCTGTATAACCCCCTATATAAATTTTACCTATTCCCATAAATAAAAGAGCTAATCTCTCTAAATGACGTTCATCAATTCCTTTAGGAGCTTCTTTTATTTGGGTTTTGATAAATTCAACTCTCTCCTTAATGGAACCCTCCTCTCCTTTAGGGTTGATAATAAGTGTCTCATTCATCCCAACAATTACCTTTTCTGCTTCTCCAAAAGAATTTGCTGATATTCTTAACGAATTTTTTTCACGATTAGTGTAAGATTTTCCCCCTAAGAGAATCTCTAAATCTTTTAACATCAACATTCTCATATTTCCTACCCCAGGAGGTCTTATTATCACACAATTTAATACTCCCGCTTGAATATTCTGTAATATAAAAGTTAAAGCATCTTTATCTACCTCTTGGGCTATAATAAGTAAATCTCTATTATTTTGTACAGCTATATTTACAATAGGGTAGAGGTCTTCTTTATGATAAAACTCTATATCACTTATAAATATTAATGGATTATTTAACTCAGCTTTATCCCCATAGTAATTTCTCATATAAGGGGAGATAAAGGTATGTTGTATGGTGGAACCTTTTAAGATTTTATAATCTATCTTATTGGTCTTATTTTCCTCAATAAAGATTTTACCTTCCTTTCCAATTTCAAAAATTAACTCTCCAATAATATTTCCAAGTTCTTTATCTCCATTCGCAGATAAAGTAGCTATATCCTGTAATTCTTTTTTAGTAGTAATCTTTCTACTTTCTTTTTCTAAAGTTTCTAAGATATTATCCAAGATAGAAAGAAGAACTTTCTTAATCTTAATAACATTATATCCTTTCTCCTTTCCGCTTATAATCCCATTGTATAAAGCTCGCATCAATATAGTAGAAGTAGTGGTACCATCCCCTGCTTCTTCTACAGTCTTTAATGCAGCTTCCTTTGCTATTTGAGCTCCTACATTAGCAAGTCTATCTTCCAAAAAGATTTCCCTTGCTACAGAAACTCCATCCTTAGTTACCTTACTCTTAGAATAAGTTCTTTCCAATATAACATTCCGTCCATTAGGACCTAAAGTCTGGCTCACTGCATCAGCTAAGATATTAATGCCTTTTGATAATCCTTCTTGTGCTTCCTGTTGAAGCTTTACTTTTCTTTCATCTGGAAACATAGCTCTTACTTTTTATAACAGATTACATCAGTTTCTCGGAAAATTCCATAAATCTTACCCTTTTCCATAATTACTGTAGGTCTGGCTTGAGAAGAAATTAATACCTTAATCCCTGGAGTAATTTCAGAACAATCATTTCCTGTTTTTAAAACCTCAAAATACTTGGTCTCTTTCTCAAGTCCAATTAATTCCCCTTTCTTGTTTTCTTTTGTCTCCTCCATATTTATTTCAATAAGAAATAAATTCCTTACAGGAGTAGGAAGTGCTTGCTCATTAACAAGCTGTTTTTCTTTTTTAGTCATATCCATTTATTTTATTTATTGTACGAAATTCTTCAATAAGATTACAAATCTTTTCTCTAACCTCCATATAACTCCCTCTGACATAATAACTGCCATAAGAAGTTTCTATAAGGCTAAAATTAAGTCCACGTTCATGAACTACTATGTCATAAGACATAGGAAATAAAACTTTAGTGGTAACTTTTTCCTCTACTGAGGGTTCTCCAGAAATAACATCTATTTCTAAGAAATAATCATTGATTAACTCCATATTATTTATTTAAGACTCTCCGTTTGATTTTTTAATTTCTCCAACTTCTTCTTACAAATATAGTCATTTGTTTTTATTAATCCTAATCCCATTAATCTAATTTTTATAGAAATCCCTTCTTTCAACTTAAATTCTTCCATTTTCCTCTTTATAAAAAGGAATTGACTCTTATATATCTTTTCTACTTCAGAAAAACTTAATCCGTTTTCCTCTGCTGCTTTCTCTAAAATTGTTTTTACTAACTTGTTCATCTATATATAAGATAATCGATAAAAAATTTATTCTCCCCAACTAATATTTTATGCTTCACTTTATACTGATATTCTTGATTGCTATAAGCCTTCGCAACTTTTTGTAGCTTATCTATAACCTTAAAAACATCTTCTAAAGAATTTCTCTCTCTTATTCCTGAACTTATTACTGTCATAATAATGAAACTATTTGTGAATAATATGAGGCTTCTATTCCTCTTAATCCATCAGGGGAGATAGGAATAATTTTTCCATCTCCTTCCTTTATAATAACAGGGGCATCTAATGAAATCATATCCACAGGTAAAAGATTTTCATCTTTCAAATAATCCACACTGTCACTCGTTAAAGGATATACCCATAACTTGTTTTCAACAGTATGGGAATATACATACTTCTTTCCAGCATGATATACCTTCTTATAAGGAGAAAATATTATTAAATCCCCCTTCTTTAGTGTCGGATAACTATTACAATCACTCATCTAATTTAATTTTAAAAGTTATTTCCGCCTGCTCTCCCATACCTATATCCAATTTATCACTCAACCTATCCCCTACAATATATCCCAATTTTCTAAACTTAGAAAGAATATTATTTAAAGATTGATAAGAACTCCCAGTCCTCTCTACAATCCTATACCTGTTATTCTTAGAGAATATTATGAGCCCTCTACTTTCTTTATCAACCATTCTATTCTCATAATTAAGTAACATTATCTCTGCTAATACCCTCAACTCTAAATCACTTAACTTTAAAAATCCATTTAATATTACCAATATCCGATGGTAATAACTATCTCGACTCTCCGTAAATTCTTGTTTTAATTTCATAATTTCCTATTTAAGTACCAAAAGGATACTATTTACCCCCTGGCGAATTGGTTTCCTTCACCAAAGTAGCTATTTCTAACTACCTCTTTCAGAACTCAGTTGTGTCTTGCTGGTGTACGCCCGTTTGACGTGGACCCTCTCAGGAAGCTTTCCCATGCTTTTGACCCTGACCAAGACCTTCCTTGTTCCTTTTGCCACTATCGGAGAAAACTCCACCGTTATTTTTGGCTATTATATCCTTTACCTCCGTTACATTAAAAAGAGCCTTAATGTAACGATGCTTGTAATTGGCACTCCTGTAAGTCTTTAATGCTTTTCTCCTTGTAGGAAATTTTAAGCAATATTTACTATCAAGAGTCGTCAGCACATATCCATCTTCTTTAGGATTCTTCCCTAAATATAAGCTCTTTTCCGATATGTACTCAATTACAAACATCTTTCTGATAAAGTATTCAAGCCCACAGCTTACAACCCGACGTCTGGGAGCCTAACTACGTTTCCGCCCTCGACTCCGTAAGTCCTGGGAAAGGACTGTGGCAATGCAAACTTACCAAAAAAAATCCTTTATAAAAATTTTTTTGAAATTTTTTTGAAAATTTTATGCAAAGTCGCGTGTGGGGAGTAGCCCCTACGGACCCCCACCCTTGTTCGGTAGGCGGGAATAGTCCCCACCAACTTAAAAATCAAAGCTTATGGAAACTGCAAGAAAATTTCAAGGAAAATTAGCTGAACAATCGACAACAGCAAATGGTAATACACTTCTTCGATATGAAGGAGTAAGCAAAAATTCATTCGGAATTGAGGAGCCAACAATTGTATGGGTTCTTGCTTCACCTGAAGTTGAAGCACCGAAGGAAGTTACAGGACTTATTCGCAAAGATGCGGATGGATTCTGGAAGCCTGCATAGGCTTCCTTTTCCTTTTTTTGAAAAAATATAGTGTTAATCCTAAAAACTTTTTAATATGGACATAGCAGAGAAAATATACATTGCCCTATTCACTTTTACAATGGCAGTGATGCTGGGAATGATAATTTGGGTCCACTT